GGGTCCGCTCCCAAACGGAGACACCAGCTCAATGAGCCCAGTGTGGCTCTCGGAACACACGTGTGTTGAGAGACCACCCCGGACCTGGATCAGAACCAAGTTGAGCGGTTAAACCACGTCTCTGGTCTCGGGTAAACCGGCCTGACGTGGGGACAGGAAATCCTGACTGGAAATAATCCCAGAAGTCGCAGAACAAACTGTCGTACATGGCTCCTGATAACCATAAGCCAACGAATCGAGACATAGATATCTCAAGATTTCGTGGAGGAAACTCAGGGTACAACAGCAGCTGGAACCACTCTTCCGATTCACGGTAAGGGACACCTTTTCGATGTCGGGTTCCAAGAAGCTTGAAGTCTTGGACTTCGGTAGATAACTCGGATTTTTCACCGTTCACAGTCATCCCGAAGGTTTCCTTGGCGACAAGGACGGCACGAGGCACGTTGAAATCAACAACATGACAAGCGCTATCATCGCCGAGCACTTTGAGACCCAAAGGTCTCTGGTCTTGCTCATGAACCAAAAAGTCAACTAAGATCCAGTTAATAACACTGTCGATCAGTTGAGTCCACCAGCTTCCACTGGGGATGCCTCGATGCTTTCTGAACATACGTCCATCTGGCATGAGGATAGGGGTGTGGATATGATACCACACCATGTTGGCCCACACATTCGACCACTTACGTTTCTGAGACTTGGTTACGGGTTGACCGTGCCATGTGTCCCACTCAACGTTTTGTTTGAGTATGTCGAACGCTGTCGCGACCAGGAAGGCGGGAACTTTTGCGTCAAACGCGGAAAAGTCCATTCCCAGCTTCTTGAACACCTTGGGGTGTGAAGCGGCGAATGTTGTTGCCTGCCGTGATGGCGAGGAGCCGAAGAGCAGCGGCGATTCACGCCACTGTTGAAAGGCTTTGTACATTTTGGGAGCGTACAAACCTTCAACTACCAGCATCTCCGCGGGATAAACCCAAACGAGACGGGTCTTGGCTTCTGCGATGTCGGACAGGTGTCCGCGCTTCGCAGCTATCGCCGGCGGGAAGTGAAGTTTCGCAGGATTGCGAGAACCTCCACCCTGCTTCATGCGATGGCCTAACCATCGAGCAGCTGGATACAGCTCTTCAAGAATTTCACCTTTTGTTTTACCTGGCCAGGTGATGCCAGCACTCGTGTCCGTGCGAAGGTGTTCACCAACTTCGAACCACTCTAACGGTTCCGACTTTTCCGGTAAACGGAAAGCCGTCCGCGCGCGCGAGATAGACTCGCGAAGCTTTGCAGCGGTATCGGAGGATAAATCAGACCAACGGGTCCGATTACCATCGAACTTCAACAACGAAGTGTAAAGACCGGATAAACCGGCACCCCTACGGGTCTTGCCACGAAGAGAATCGTACAACTCATAGTTGTAAGATTTCATGGCCTCAGCAACGTATCGATCAACGTTGCCTGGCGGAGAGTACTCCGCATACCCACCAAAACGAGCAATTTCATTAAGGGTTTGACCTCGGTAGTAGGAACCGTGTCTAGCCTTGCGCTCGCTGGATATAGAGGAATTTAAACGAGATGTGTCGATGGAATCGAGCACACTCGGGTCGTCTACTGTTACATCGGTAAGGGACGCCACCTTGGACCGAAGATTGAGAAAGGAGGATAACTTATCTAGGTTCGGGAAACCTTA